CCCTCCGATGTTGCCCTCGGTCCCAGCGCCGGCGGCGAACGCCTGGCCGAATGTCGTGCGCGCCGTCATGCGCTGCTCGATCGCCGCGAGCTGTTCGAGCATCGCCACCGATCCGGTGAACGTCTGCTTTCCGGTCTTGCGGAACTCCTCAAGCGCCGCGCCGGCTCCGCGCGTGTTGGATTCAAGCGCGTCGAGGGCGCGGGACGCGCCGGCGAACGGGAGGATGGCCGCGCCGATGCCGATGGCCGCGCCGCCCATTCCAGACGCGCCGAGCCCTCCCACCAGGCCGCCGAGCGGTCCCGCGCCGGCCGCGCCGAGCGCCGGCTGCATCGCCGCGCGGATCTTGCTCATGCGTGCGGCCGATCCCGCGACCTCGCGCTCGACCTTCCGCATCGCCGGCGCGACTTGATCGGTCTGCACGGTGATCGGCACCTTGAGGTTCGGAATCGCGCTCATGCCGCCATTCCCTTCTGGATCTCTCGGATGCCCTCGGCGATCGACTCGCCGATCACGCGCGCGGCGATCACGCGGCCGTGCTGCGAAGCTCTCCAGATGTAGTGGCGCGCGTACTGCGACTGATAGACGCCCTTGCGTCCTCGAACGCCCTTCCGCCATCCGCGGCCGCCGCCGAACGATCCGCCGGCCGACAGCGTGCGCTTGCGCGCGCGCGTCGATTGCCTGATCACCTTTCCGCTCTTCAACGTGCGGAAGTAGGTCGTCGTGCCGCCGCGCCCTTCGTCAATCGCACGGTTGCGGATGATCTCCTTCACGCGTTCCCGGTTGCCGCCTGCGCCCTTGGGGAACGCGTGCCAGCCGACTTCCATAAAGTGGCTCTTCCATCCGACGAACGGCGAGTTGCGGCCGATGCGGCCGCGATCGTTCGGGTTGCGCACCTTGTCGGTCTTGACGCCGACGGCGCACCAGATGGCGCGCTTGTAGGGCCGGATCTTGTAGGTTAGCTGGCGCTTCGTCCTGTCCGCGTTTCGCCACGCGTTCATCCGGGCGACCTTCCGCACCGCCTGCCCCCACTTGCGGAGCGCCTTCGCTGCGATCTTCTTCCGGAGCTTCTTGTCCACCGATTGCAGAGCGCGCGTCGTGGCGCGCAGGCTTTCGTCGGTCACGCGGAACTCAATGTATCCGCGTCCGGTCGATCGCCCTGGCACGCTCCGCGAGCTGCGTCCGAATGCCTTCCCAATCCGGGATATCGAGGTCTGCATTGATCAGTGCTGCGGGAATGCGGTCGATCGTGGTGCTCATGTATTTCAGGGCGCAGCGGAGCACCGCGCGCTGGCCCTGATCTAGTCCCGCCCTTCGCCGTACAGGCGCTCCACCTCGCGGCCGAGCTCGATGATCGCGTTGCCGTCGGCCGCGAGCGCGTCCTCGATCGACTCGAACACGGGCTTCCCCTCGTGCTCAAGATGCCGGAACGAAAACCACGCGTACATCCGTTCCGGGTGCGACTTCGAGACTTCGAGCGCCTCGATGATGTCGAGCGCGCTCGGCCGCCGGATGTCGATCGGCGTCCCGCGCCAGTCGATGCGCACGGGCTCAAGCGTGAAGATGGCGCGGATAGGGTTCATGCGATCGTGATGGTGCCGTCGAACTGGAGCGAGACGGTCGCGCGGGTGACGCCCTGCGCCTGCGCAGTCACCTCGTACCCGGTGATCATCGCGGACCCGGTGATCGTCTGTCCGGTGGCGAGCGTCAGTACGTAGGTGTTGAAGGTGCGCGCGGCCGCGTAGCCGTCGAGCACGGTCGTGCCGCCGGCCGTCTGGTCGTAGAAAATATCAAGCGAGCCGGTGCCGCCGAGGGCTCCCGCGATGTAGTACTGCACCGTGGAGCCGATCGGGGTCACGTCGATGGCCGGAACGTTGATTGAGATAGTCGCGGTGCCGACGGCCGCGAGCGTGGTGCCGCCGGCGGTGATGCTTGCGAGGGTTCCAGAGAGTGCCATCTATGACTCCGTGTAGTGGATTTCAATTGAGCACGCGAGCTCGGCGGGCTGGTTCTCGTCGCCGTCTGCGGTGTTGGCCGGGTCGATCGTGTGGCCCTGCCACTCGACCGCCTGAAAGACGTAGGTGTCGTAGGTTCCCGCGACGCACAGCGTCTGGAGCTCGTCGCGGAACGCGAGCGCATCGTTGGTGCGGTCGGCGACGACGCGGATCTCGACGCGCGTCCGCAGCAGCGGGTTCGCGCCGATGGTCATGCGCTCCTCGGGCTCGACCTCGAATGTGCACGCCGGCAGGATCGAGTCCTGTAGCCGGTAGCCATGCGTCACGCGGGAATCGGGGATTCCGGCCGCCGACAGCGTCGATCCGGTGATCAGCATGGCACGCACGGCTGATTCGATGGTGGCCATCAGTTCACCTCCGTGCAGTCGATCACGGCGACGCGGTCGGCCTCGTCGAGGTTGCGGATGGCGTTCACCTTCAGCGTGCGGCCGCGCACGGTGAGCCGGCAGACCTCGGTCAGCGCGGCGTTCTGGACCGCCTGCCACCGCGCGCGGACCTCGATCGAGCGGACCACGGCGACGCCGTCGGCGTAGCCCTGCTCGCTCGCGCTGTTCTCGCGCAGGTCGCAGCGGAACGTGCTGCCGGCCGTCCAGGTCGCGGTGCGCATTCCGAGCGAGTCGAGCGTCGCGCTCGGCGTCTGCACCGTCGCCGTCCACCGGAGTAGGCCGCCCGAGATCATCGGATCCTGCTCCCCGTCCCGACGGCGTTGAGGATGTACTCGACCGACAGCGGCACGGTCGCAAGCCCGACGGGCTGGAACGCCTCGGGATTGTTGTACCACGCGCCGACGAGCGCGATCACGGCGTGCACGACTTCGTTGGGCACCACGCTGTAGCCGGCGTTGTAGGTCACGGTGATCGCCGTTCCATCGTAGATCGCAGGCGCCTCGAGGAACCGCAGCTTGACCATCGGGCCGTCGGTGCGGTCGATCCAGTAGTCGGACGATGGCATCGTCTGCGTGGCGTTCGCGCTGTCCTGGTACTGCACGCTCGTAAGCGAGTTGAACGGGTGATCCGGCAGCAGCGTGTCGCGCCAGGTCGCGAGGTACAGCGTGCGCGCCTTCGGCGACATGATCAATTCGGTCTTGCGCTCGACCAAGTCGAGTGCAGCCTCGCGCAGACGGATCAGGTCCGCGTCGTCGTCGGCGTAGTCGATCTTGAGCGCCGACTTGATTGTTGAGAGCGGGATGCTCATGGAAACGGCATCTGGGGGTTTCCCCCCAGACGCCGCAATGCGAATGGAATCAGCAGGTGATCGCGGCGAACGCGTTCGCGAGCATGATGCGCGAATCGGTCCGGGTGTAGACGATCAGGTTGACCTGATGCGTCGCGCTCTCGCTGTACGGGTCGATGAGGGAGGTGATGCCGGTGCGGTCGAAGATCTCAAAGTACTCGAAGTTGCCGATGAGCATGAACACGTTGTTGTTCGTGGCCGCCGTCGGACCGTACTTCGCGACGCGGTACGGCACGCCGTAGATGGTGCCGGGGAACCCGCCGACCATGCTGTCGGCGTTGCTGTTCGCGACGGTCCAGATGTACTCCTGCGGGCCGCTGCTGTTCGTGGCGTTCTTCAGCTTGCGCACGGTCTTCAGCACGCTGTCGTGCATGACCCAGGAGAACCGCGGTCCGGTGCGGTACTCGGGGGGCACCAGGTGGTAGGTGTCGATGATGTTGTCGGCGGTGATCGTGGTCTGCGCCGCGCCGGCAAGATCGGTCACCTGGCTAATGGCTGCGAGCTTCGACTGCATGGAGGAACCCATGCAGCCCTCGGGCTGCGACGAGCCGGTGCCGATGGTGAACGCCTCCTCCTGCTTCAGCGCAATGCTCATGCCGCACTTGTCCGCGCAGTACGCAAGACCGGTCCCGATGCCGCCGGAGCCGATGGCGTCCTCGATGAACTCCTGCGAGATCGTGAGGCGGGTCGCGTACTTGTACGGCACGACGCTGATGGCGGTGCCGAACGTCACCTCGTCCTGCGTCACGCTTGCGGCCTCAGTGATCAGGCTGGTAGCCGGCAGCGCGCCCTCGACGGTGATGGTGCGCTTCGAGTCGATCGTGTTGACGCGAGCCAGCGAGCGGATGACTCCCGCCTGCTGCATCTTCTCCACGATGCGGCGCTCCATGTCGGTCGGGACGCCGGCGCCGCTCGTGCTGAGCGCGATGTCGTTTGCCGCGCGCAGCTCGGCCATGTTGCCCTGGACGATGCTGCGGAGCCACGCCTCGCCGTACTCGCGGCTGTCGCGCGTGAATCCCTGTCCACGCACGGAGCGCGGCGCGCGCGCATCGAGCACGGGCTGCGACTCGAGCTTCGCGAGGCGCTCGCGCATCGCCTTCATCTCGGCCGCCTCCTGCGCGCGCGCCTCGATCGCGTCGAGGTCGGCGTCCATCCGGGCGAACTTCTGCTTGTCCTCGCCGCTGCCGGCGAAGTCGACGGTCTGCGGCGCGCGGCCCGTCCGGGCCTCGTACGCCGCAAGCGACTTGCGGTACTCGTGGGTGATCGACTGGATCTCGTTCAACTCGTCAGACATGATCTGCCATCCTTCGGAAATGGAGTGCGAGCCGCGCATAGACGGCTTCGGTGTATGCCGCGCTAACGCTGCGCAGGCTCGAACTGGTCTGGGGGTATGCCGCGTCCTGGACGATGGACACCTCGACAAGAGTTGCCTTCTTCACCAGGCGCTGAGTTCTGTCCTTGTTCCAAGTGTCCTCGGTGACGTAGAAGCCAAAGCTCAT